AAATATCTTACAAATCACGGTAAACATCTTGAAGCATCTGCTCTTTATAACAAGTATTTTAAACTATGAAAAAAATTATTGCCTCACTGGTTGCTGCGGTGGCGGTTGCCCTACCTGCCCTTTCAGACCCCCTAAAAGATAACGAATATTATACCAATCATTCGATGGGGTGTATGTTACTCAGAGAGTGTAAGGATGAAGTTAAAGAGGTCTTCAGTCTTTTGGATGTTTCTAGTGAGTATCCCAATACTGACGATTTTTATTCTGTTGCTAGCGAATTCAACTCTATGCTTGTCGCTCTTAACCAGGTCGGAGTTAACGTGTTTCTAGCAGATGAAAAATATTTCCCAGTTGGACATCGTGGAGTTTATCATACGGTAAGCAATAACTTCTTTCTAAACAAGACATTCATGAAGCGTCCTCACGTATTAATGAGTGTGATGCGTCACGAAGGATGGCACGCTGCACAGGATTGTATGGCAGGAACTATTGATAACAGTCTGATTGCCATTATTCATAATGAGGATGATGTTCCTGAGATGTGGCAAGAGATGGCACGGAGAGCGTATGTATTACAACCTTCTGCTATTCCTTGGGAGAAGGAAGCAACCTGGGCAGGTAAAACTGAAAACATGACTATGAGAGCACTTCAGTCTTGTGCTGCAGGTACTATGTGGTCCGATTATGATCCGACTCCAAAGACCCGTGAGTGGTTAGTTGAAAATGGTTATCTTACTAAATAATATCACCCGATAAGGAAATCGGAACAATCACCCAAAGCAAACTCTTTGAACTAATCCCTTAAGTCTTATAATGTAAGAGTTTGTTATTGGACAACAACTATTTACATATGACACATTTAACAAGAGATGTGTTAATCAAGAAAATCGTTGCCAATGAAATGGTAGGTTACGGTGGAACTGATTATCTACAGGCTCTAAAGGATGCGTATCACAAATGGGAACATCAATCAAGTGATGTTCTTTGCCAAAAATACAATCAAATAAATCAAACAAATATTTCTACAGAAATACTTGAACCATAAATAAAGCTGCCTTGTGTGCAGTTAATGTCTGAAGAAGTTAAGAAGGAAGATCCCAAGAAGAAAGGTATTCTTGGGAAGATGAAGGAGGCAGCAAGTGACAAAGAAGAGCAGCTTGATATTCTTTCTACTTTTGTTAGGCTTGGCATCCTTGTTTGGAGCGGCGGAATACTCACGCTGGCGTACATCCAGTTACCACCTGTACTCGGTATTCCAGAGCAAAAACTAGATCCAACTTTTATCGCCAGCGTCTTCACCGGAGTTTTAGCTACTTTCGGTGTTCAGGCAGCAAAGAAAGGTGGCAATGGTAATGGTTCTGCAAATGGTGGTGGTGGAATCAGTAAAGCAGATATGGAAAGATTGATTGCTGCTGCAGCACAAACTGCACCTGCTCAAACTATTCGTGTAGAGCAAGCACCAATTAAGTTTGTCACTAATGATGGTGAACCACCCGTAAAACCTACCGTGTAATCTTATGAACTTCTTTAAATGGACTGCGTTAGGAGTTGGCGGTGTTGTTGCTGTAGCACACATCGGCGTTCTGGGGCATATAATCAATGCCACAAGAGTACCAGAAGCACCAGTTATTAATTTCCCTAAAGGAGATTATTCCTCATATAAGATTGAGGCAGGTAAAGAAGGTTATAGTATAGAATACAAAGCAAACGATCCTGCTGTTCTTGAGTCACAAAAATCTTTATCATTAGATAAAGAAAAGAGAGGATTGTTTGGTGGTGGTAATGAAAGTCGCCGTGAGTGGCGTAGAGATCAATACACTATGGATGGCACTAGAAATCTAGGAGGTGCTGTAGACGGCGAGGGAAAGTCTGCAAAAGAAATAGAGTGTATCGTGGCGGACGCTGGAGCACGGTCACAAGGTGCGATGGCGGGAACTAGTATTGCTGCTGGAGTTGGTGTTCCTGCTGTAATTGGCATTCCATATGTTGGATGGTTAGCTGCTGGTTGGGTATCACTTTTAGGCGGCAGAATAGGTTCTGCTGCTGGATCTACCGTTGGTTCTATGCTTAATGACTGCTAATGAAATTTGAATTGACAATGGAGGATTACACTATTATCCTCAATGCGCTACACTATTATAAAAAAGTTGATAAGAGAGGAAACTTTAAGCAGTATAATGATGAGCATATTAATAAGTTGAGAGATAAGATGGCATATCAATTAATTCCTTCAGCACAGAGTGGAAATAGATTATGATGAGCGGAATATTTGTATTTGCCTTTGTGCTATTACTTACAATAGGAATGGAACTTACTTTACCAGTTAAAAAATGAATTTGTTATTACGTCCTCTAGACAATCCAGACGATCCTGTGTGGTCAGTAATTATATTAGTAATCATTGCTGTAGGATTAGCATTAGGATATGTTGTATACATATTAGGGGAAGCATTTGAGGAGTTGAAAGATGCCGAACCAGATCGAACTCAAGGACGCACAACAGGATCAGGAGATAGCACTCCTGAAACACAGAGTTGAGCAACTTGAAGGTGGTGGAGACTCTGATATGGTTGACGAACTTCGTGCGCGAGTTCGTAAATTGGAAAAGTGGGTATGGGGTGCTGGTGCCGTTATATCAGCAGCAATCATTTTATTAGGAATAGTAATGGCAGCAGATGCCAAGGAGATGAATTATGGGATCGATGACACCACCAAGCAGGAAGTCCTGCTACAACTTCAGAGTAACGGAGATTAATCGTGTTCTTGACGGCGATACTATTGATGTCACCATTGATCTGGGGTTTGATCTATACAAGAAAGAAAGAGTTAGAGTTGCAGGAGTTGATACACCAGAGAAAAGGACGAGAAACCTAGAGGAGAAGGCACTTGGAATCGACGCAACCAACTGGCTCAAAGAAAAACTGGAGAGTACTATCGCTGGTGACGATGAGTTGTCTGTTAGGACTGAACTTGTTGGTGGCGTCGGTAAATATGGGCGTCTTCTTGGTTGGCTTTACATTGGGGACAGCGACTTGTCCCTCAACGAACAAATGATCGAGGAGGGTTATGCCCATGCATATGACGGAGGAACAAAAGATATGGATCTCGAAGCACTTAGAGAAATCCGAAGGGAACACGGCACGTTGGTGTAGAAGTGCTGTCTGTGGATCTGCCCCTTTTATCCCAGACTCTGAATTTGGAGGGGAAAACTGCGAATTAACTTGTAACATTACAGAGGATTAAAATGAGAAGAGAAATGATTGATGCACTTAAAGCAAGTGCTATTGGAAATATCAAAAGAGCCAAGATGAATGTTGAGGTTTACTTTAGAAGTCCTGTTGGTATTGGTGAGCATCCAGATATTATGAGTGCCATCCAAGACCAAATTGATATGATCGCAAAGGAACAAGAACGTCTTGATGTTCTAGACAAATACTTTGTTGATGACTAGATAGTATAATGACAATAATAAAATCATGCAAAAAGTAATTAATGTTTTAGCAGTTCTTTCTTTTGTTGGAACTGCAGGTATCGTCGGTGGCGGTACTGCACTATATCTCAATAAGGATTCTATTGTTGAGAATATCAAATCTCAAGTTGCATCTGCAGCAGCAGAAGCAATTGCTGGACAACTTCCTGGAATGATGGATTCTGCAATGCCAGAACTTCCTGATGCTACTGGTGGTGCTATGGGTATGCCTGCTGCTACTGGTGGCGCAGTTCCATTTTAATAATGAAAGACTTCAAAGTTCCATTTGCCATTGTATCCTTTCTTTTGGTTCAGGGTGCTGGTGCCGTATGGTGGGCATCCCAAGTTGATGGTAGAATAAAGAGTTTAGAAACTCTGAGTCTCAATCTCGCAAAAGAAAATAGGAGATACATTGAGCAGGTTATTCAACCTTCATATGGAATTAGTAGTTCTTGGAAAAATCAATACCACGATGAATGGGTATTGAAAGGTGGTTGGAAAGACTAATGGATATACCCAATATTAGTATTCCGAATAATAGTATTCGTATTAGTGATATTCGGGATTTGAATATTAATGTAATGCCTGATTGGATGATTAATCCTTCACAGGCATTACCAATTTACCCACCCGTGACTACACAGGTGGGTGTTCCTATTGTTAATATACCTGGATGTGTTGAGTCACATAGAGATAGTAGTGAGAATCAAACACTCAAAGAAGAAGATAGAGATGGTGTACAAGTATTCTGTGATGCAGGAACTCCTAGTTACAATCCAATAGATTATGATCCACGTAGGTTAAAGATAACAACAGAGTCTCCTCCACCTCCAGTCGTCCCAAACACTCCAGAAGCAAAACCACCAGAGACGCCTGAAACTCCATCACCTCCTAGAACTGATGCTGCAAAAGCAGAGTGTCCTAGTAGAGCACAAGAATTAAAAAACCCTGTAGGAAAAATCCTAGAGGGTAATAAAAAGATTACTGGGTATGAGACAGTCGGAAAAGAATGTCTCCCTGTATTTGAAAACCTTACAATACCTGATCAGATTGTACAGAACATACCATCAGCAGGTATGATAACTGTTACCGCCTCAATTGCTGTAGTTGCGACGACCTCTGCACTGC